ATGGGATATGGTTTTAAATATCGATCCTGACGATTGTCAAGATGTAGATGATATTCTTTGCTGGCGCCTTTTAGAGAACGGAAGTACAGAGTTCGCTATAGGGATTGCGGATGTATCCGCATTCGTGGAGGAAGGCTCAGTTCTAGATTTGGAGGCTAGGGTTCGTGCATCGACTTTATATGACGATGGTGATGCGGTTGATCCTATGTTTCCTACATATCTATCAGCAGGATCAGCATCGCTTTTAGCTGACGGCGTTGCTAGGCCTATTTTGGCTTTAGTCTTTACTTTGTTCGAAGGACATGTTATGTATACGCGTTGGGAACGCGTCGTTACCAAGGTTCATACAGCGTACACCTATGATACAATTATGACGTCTGACCATGTGCCATTTATTCGTAAAAGTATTTCGGCCGTTATTGGTTACGATGTGGGTGGTGATTCACATTTGTGGATTGAGGCTGTAATGGTTCTCTATAATACTGCGGCAGCTGAGATCCTACGGGATAAAAAGGTGGGAATGCTACGGGTTCATACTGGAGTACAGTTGGCGCAATGGACGGCTTTGGCTGAAGCAACGTCCTGCCAAGAACTAGCATGGTTTGGAAGTAGTGGTGGTGTATATGTGGATGCTAAGAACTGTGGTGGCGATACGAGGCACGCAGGATTAGGTAAGTCGGTCTATTGCCATATTACCAGCCCTTTGCGTCGCTATTCAGACTTGTTTAATCAACGCTGGTTAAAGCATATTCTGTTTGGCGAGGCAAGACCTTTACAGGATGTACCGGCCGAACAAATAAATGCTCGTTGCGCGGCTCTAAAATCCATTGAACGTCTCTTATGGTTCTTAGGAAGTATAGACATTCACGAAATAACTACAATCGAGGGGTTCGTAATCGAAGTGGGTGAGACTGGTACAAAGGTATATTGCCCAAAGTTGCGCCGTAGCTTACGAGGCCCTGCAGGTGTCTTTAAAGTGTCACAGAAGGTTACATGTCGTATCTTTTGTGATATGAAAGCTTGTAACCTAGCTGATCGCTATGTAGTACAATGTGCATAATTATATCATTTCTCTAACAAATAAGTTATGTCCTTTATCTGCAAACTCTTTATGATTATCTAAATATTTAATATGAAAATCTTCTCCACATAAAAAAATGACTTCATTGGGTTTGTAAGAATGAGAAACTAAATCAAAAAAAGGACAACCTCTATGATATGAACCATATATTACAATATCATATTTATGATTTACAATATCATTACTAACTGTTTTGTCTCTCTCTTCATCGTGCATTTCTTGACTTAAAAGATTTGTATAAGTATGTCCCCATCCATACAAATGACCATAATCTCCTTCATAAATATATAGATGTTCAATTTTAGGATAATCGTGACAATGAACTCCTAGCATCTTCTTAAACCCATGTAAAGTTACACATCTTATATAATCAGGAGTAGTGTCACCTGATAATAATAAAACTGATTTTACATTCTGAAGATTACTTTTTTCCAAAATGTACGATGCTAGTTTTTCAGTTGTTAAGTTATTGCGTGTATACTCAAGAAGAGCATTTATTAAATTAGTGCACTCTATCACATCATTAATTGACATTTGCTCTAGTTTCTTACCCTTGTGTTTTTCATAAAGTGAATTACCCTCTAATAGCAGTGACTTTGGTAATGTTACCAAGGTATTTTTAGGACATTCTTCTAGATTTTGGAAATAGGGGATACATCCGTTTGCTAAAATTTCATAATGCCGCATACAATCCCATCCTCCTTTTTTAAAAGTAATAGCGAACATTGATTGTCTATACTCATTATAATAATCCTTCTCAGTATAATAAATATAAGTTTTAATATCGCCAGGAATCATATCAGAAACAAGTTTTGTTTTAAATGGTACCTTGGAAACAATCTTTTCCTTGGGAATAGAAAATGTAATAGGATGTATCATTTATGATAAGATAAATACTATATTCTTTAAATTAGCATGTCATCTCGTATCTTTTGTGCGTATAAAAGTTTAGCCCAATATAATTTTAACTAATATATGTCTACGATTGAACAAAAATACGTTGAACGATGCAAAGAATATTCTGATATTTATGAGCATCTTCCGATATTGTTTGACTATGCTTCCAAGTGCAGGCATATCACTGAAACAGGCGTTCGCTCAGTTGTAAGTTCCTATGCTTTTGCCAAGGCCCTGCTTGGCAGGCGAGGGACAAAGATCGTGCAGATCGATTTAGCTTCACACCCAAATATTAGTCTTTTTCAACATGAATGTGCAGCCGAAGGAATACATTCAGTATTCTATCAACAGTCTGATTTAGAATGCCCTATTGAGAAAACAGACCTCCTGTTTATTGATACATGGCATATCTACGGGCATCTGAAACGCGAGTTGTCAAGATGGCATGAGCATGTATCAAAATATATCATTCTCCACGATACAACCGTAGATGAATGGCAGGGTGAAACAATCCGCAATGGATGGAATGCAGAAGAACAAAGTATAGTTACAGGTATACCTGTGTTGGAGATAAATATGGGTCTTTGGCCAGCTATAGTTGAGTTTTTAAGCGCGTGCCCAGAATGGGTTCTAGAAAAACGGTATTTTAATAATAACGGGCTTACAGTGCTACGACGCGTGGAAATGCCAAAGACGGTAGGATTTTTTGTAAGACAATTCTCGGAACGTGGCACAGAAGTAGCAATTTACGATTATGCTCATTACAATGAAACTATTTTAAAAAATAATACGATTATTATCACTTTTACCGAAGAAAAGCAGCGAGCGATGGGTTGGCCAATACAACGATATTCCTATGATAAATTTAAGGCGCGCTTTCAGATCATAGAGATAAATGATATTAGCGAAATGTCTAAAGTCATAAAAGAGTACGAATTATCGTTTTTTTATACACTTACATCAGGTGCGCATGACATATTTCAATTTGAAAAAAACACGATTTGGAATGGATGTAAGACGATAAAACACTGTGTATTTCAAACATTTTTTCAAGAGAGTGATTTTTATATAGGTATTTCTGATTTTCTTAATGAAAAATACAATACAAATATTCCAGTTATTTCTCATATTATTCAACCTGGTATAAGCAATGAGACTTTGCGCAAAGAATTAAATATTCCCAATGATGCTGTCGTTATTGGTCGCCACGGTGGATACGACCAGTTTGATTATAGTGTAGCACATGATGCAATTAGAGCCTTTTTGGAAGTAAATAGAAATACGTATTTCTTATTTATGAATACACATAAATTTTACGAGCATCCAAAAATAATTTATATAGACCGAAAAGTTGATGTAAACTACAAGGAAAAATTTGTGAATACGTGTGATGCTATGATACATGCCAGAACAGAAGGTGAAACCTTTGGCTTAGCAATTGCTGAGTTTTCTATTAAAAACAAACCTGTTATTACATGTGCTTTAGGCGATTTAGCTCATATTAGAATTTTAGGTGATAAAGCAGTTCTATATTCTTCTAAAGAGCAACTTATAGATATTTTTTCTAATATAAAGCAGATTATAAAGTCCAGAGATGATTGGAACGCGCATAAACTCTATACGCCTTCTTATATCATGAATTTGTTTAGAACGATTATAGGACTATAAACCTACTTAGATATTTTTCATAGTCACTTGGTAAATAACTATTATCCTTAATCGGTATTTTTTCAATACTTAGATCACTTGAATAAAAACATTTAAAATTATATATTGAGTTTTCTATATTATTCTTAATATTGTCAGTATTATTTTCTTGATGTGAAAACGATTCTATTTTATTTTTTATAAATTCTGGACTACCAAAATAGGAGAGATGCCATCCACCTCTTTGTATACTAGGTATAAAACTATGAAAATGATATAACCGAATATCATCGCAAGATATTCCTAAGCTAAGGAATTTACCATAGGAAAGGATTTTTGTATGATACCATTTAGTAGAAAATCTTGTATTTAAATTATAATAATACAAATCCAATTCTAAGCACTGAAACTCAATCGTGATTTCATTCCGCTTAATCTTTGCTAGAGTTTCAGGATCAGGTATCTCATCTACGTCTGAAAGAATGATTATATCGGCAGATTCAAGATTTACTTTCTTTAATCCACGTTGAATGCAATTTCTTTGGTGTTTTTCATTTGCCCATTGCTCTCCATTTGAAATATCTATCGTTGGAACTATGTAAGGCATATCATCTACAACAATATGAATTAGTTTATCCTCAAAGGCGCCAAAGGTACGTTTGATTCTGTCAAACATAAGAGATTTTACTTTTCCTGAAAATGTATGTGTTGCTTCAACAAGAATAAAGTAATCAACAACAGGGTTAAGTATATTTAGCCTGTAGTTAAGTAAATCAAATTCATTATAGAATGTAAAGCAATCTACTATCTTCATTCTATCGTTTTAAAATGTATAAACGTATCAACTTATCCGCGCCCGGAAAAGTTGATAGGTTCATTTAAAACAAAATAAAGGTCATACAAATGTCAGTTCCTATCCTTCGTGAAACACTGCAGTATTACGCCAAGGACTATGAGAATGCTGTTCGCGAGTTTGAACTATCTATTTATCAGAATTACATTGTTTGGGCAATTGATAAGTTGGCTCGTCGCGGTTTAACCTTTTATGACCATGTAGTTCTAGGCAAGAATGAACTAGCCCCCCATAGTGCTCATGGTGGGCTTTTAGATAAGTCAAATCCTGGTCCAATTCCCTATAATTATTTGGAGCCTATGCTTGAACGCCTGAAGAAGAAGTTTCCTGACTCAGACATAACGTTCAATGAGGCCCGATTGGATGAACGTAGTTATCCTCAAAGGGCGTTTATTAGGATTTCTTGGGCTTAGCTTAGAAAAAAATGATTTACCTATTCTTTTTTTAAAAAGGTAAAAATGCCTTGGATCTGTCCTGAACTTCCTACAAATGAACTTGGTTCCTTGAATGCACGGTTTCCGATTAAAGATGATGTGGATCTCTTTACGGTTGGTGATCAGCTTGTCTTTCATATGAATGGAAGTTTCTACTTTCAGCGACTGGTAGGTAGCATTTCAAATACTGTAGAACAGGATTTGAAGAGCGGGCGCAATTATTTATGCACGGCGTACGAGGTTCTCAAAGAGGGAGCTGATATCATTCCTACCCTGCTTGAACAGTTCCAAGAACGTCATGGCGTTGCTATGACTTCATTAATTATACCTTTAGAAATTACGTTTAAAGGAAGAGGACACGTGCTTCTAAAATTACCGACTATGCTAGTTCGGCACCTTATGCGCGGACGGGGTGGAGTGTTGAAGACAACTGTCAGTGGGCCTGTTAGTTCTCTTCGACGCATTCCTATGTTAGCTCTGTATGGAAACTTGCCAAAGGACGAAGGGGCAATGCATAAAACGGTCTTTGCCACGAACTATGGTGAGGGACAGCATGCTGAAGCACTACATATACATTATTTGTTGCTTCAGGATGTTATGAACCATCCGTCTTTAGGAATTATGGTTGGGTCTGTTGGTTTATG